GACCATAAAGCTGATCTCGATACTGCTTTTCGATGCCGCACGCACCCCGCGCTTCGCAGCCATACGCCACCCCTGACGATTCGTTTAGTTGGCCGACAGTTTAGACCTGTGCCGCGCTGGGCGGCACAAGGTGGTTACAGGCGGATGCGGAAAACGCCAGGCTCTTCGTAGTTGCCGATTGCCTGCTCCATGAGGGCGTAGGTTTTCGGTGCGTTTTTGGCCTTGCACCAGTCCAGCCCAGCTTCATCGATGAAGGTTTTGCTGATCTCAGCCCACTTAACTGCAAGACCGGCCCATGCAGGACTCCGCGACTTCATTTCCAGCATGCGCTCTTTCCACTCCGGGATCAGGTCCAACAGCAGAAGGCACCGGTTCAGGTCGTCAGGATCGTGCGGGTGATTCCAGCGGTCCTTATCTGTGTTGCCTGTCATATGGCAGTAGATGGCCTTTGCGGACATCCCGACTCGACCATTCAGAATCCAGGCCTGCGCCCGCTCCGCCACCGTCTTGTCTGATCCCGGCATAGTGGTGTCGTAGCCTACCGGGCATCCGGCCGCTTCCAACGCTTCCAAGCACGCATCCTCGAAGCCATTCTGCTTAACTTTGCCCTGCATAAGCAGATTCATAACCGGGACAATTGCGTCCAGTTGGCGCTGATTCAGGATGTGACCTTTCAATTCTACGGACATAGGAATTCCTCGCCCGCCGTACACCGGCAGGCTCTTGTGTGGGGTAGGGGTTAGGCTCGGTGGCCGCGCTTGCAGAACCAGTCCAGCGCCTCGATGATGCGCGGGTTTTCATACCAGTCTTCAATCTCCCGGCGCTCGTTGCGATCACGGAAAAAGATCGGCCCGAGGTAGTTGTGCCAGCTCATGAAAACGCGAGTTCCATCAGCCAGCGGCAGCCTGAAGAATGGCGACAGGCAGATAAAGCCGTGTTCGATTCGGATGCAGGTCATAGGCACCCCGCGCAGTCTTCGAGCAGGCCGTTATAGTCACGCTTCAGTCGGTCGCGCTCACTGGTCAGCGCCTCAACCTTGCGATGGATGTACCGGGCAATCGTCTCGCCTGGGCGCATGTCGGCGGCTGGCGTGCCTCTGAGCACGGCTTCCCATTCGTGGACGGTAAGTTGTTCGGTCATGGCGTCACCTCCTGCATAGCTTTGCCGATCTCAGCTGCGGCCTGGACGATGATGCGGCGCGTTTCGATATCACCAAGACCAGCGACGTGTATGTTGAAAGGTTCGCCCGTGGTGGTCCGCTCTTGGTAGACCTGAACCGTGTCGCACTCTGGAATGAACTGGATGCAAATCCCTAGCTTGATCGCCAGGCGCAGCGCCTCGCCGTCGTTATGCATCGGGTTGAACCATCCCTTTTCCTGGGGCCAAGAGCACGACCGGCGGAAGAATGCCTTTTCTGTCTTCAGCCATTCCACATCCTCGCCGGCAGCGATGGCCGCCAGTTCAAGCAATTCGCGATCTGTCATGTTCATGCCTTCACACTCCAAACGCTGCCGTCTACCAAGTCACCGCAGCGAACAAACTTCGCCCCGCCCGTCAGGTGATGCAGGATCGCGAACTCGGCAGAAGTGCGAGCCAGCGAGTAGGTGCGCCCGGTCGGGCGGTGGGTGTAGATAGTGGTTTCCATGCGGGCTTCTCCGTGGTCACTGGCTGAGGATGTCGAGTTGGGCCTTGGCGCATTCGTCGGGGCCGTGTGGCAGGCGGCTCGGTTCGATTACTTCGTACTCACTGTCATCACCGTGATGACCGGCTTCACGCCGAGAGGGTGCGTATCGAGTTCGCAGGGCCTGAGAAACCCGAGGGTCTGTCTGAAGGTCTGCATAGGTCATCGCGATGCGGTGTTTGCATTCTCGCCAGGCTTTGTGAGCCAGCTCTGGACTGTCGAATGATCCCAGCCGATATCTCTCGCCAGCTAAATGATCTCGACACTGAGCAACGAACTTCCCATCGGACTTCTTCCAGCTGACGCCGATTGGCCATTCGCCGCGAGACGCCCCGCTCTCGGTTAGGAAATTATTGAGCCATGGAGAGATAAAAGAGCAGGTTTCTGGTGAGTAGATTTTATTTCCAGGAAAGAGCAGGTCTTTGTCGAGGTGGTTTCCTTCATGCTCCTGAAGGAGCATCCAGGCTCTGAATTCAGAAAAAGAGAGCCACGCCGCGGTTACTGTGCAGCCTCGATAAGTCGGATAGTGGCCGTGGTACTTCTCGCTATAACAGCGCCGAAGCATTTCCGCCCATACCCGATAAAAAGGGCAAATCCACAAAGTTTTTACACGGCCTCCGATCCTTTTGCTTCTACCTATGTCGTAGTCCGCGTCATTTGTGCCAAACCCATAAACCAGCCTATTTCTCTGCCTCATGATTCTTCACCTATGCAGATCCGCTGGGCTTCACGCTGATAGGCAGCCTCAAGCTTCCGCGCTACATTTTCAGTAATTTCATACTTGTGGCGCGGAGGCTTCAGAAACTCGATCAATTCAGCGTCAGTCATGGCGTCCATCTTGAGGATGGCCAGTTGCATGACTTCGCTGATTTCTTCGGTGCCTGATCGCTCCCGGATGCGGTCCATCGCCTGATGAATGCCGGGCCGGACCTTGTGTCTCAGTTCGCGTTCGTCGTACTGCTCGCGCTTCTTGGCGGCCTTCGCTGACCGCTCCTGCGTACTCTTCGCCATATCCCTATCCCTTATCCTGCAAAGCGCGTGCGGTATTGCACGATGTCGCGGACTGTCGAGGCTCCACACCCGTAGATCTCGGCCAGGAAGCCGTAGCCCTTGCCGCCGGTTTCGTAGATGGCCCGAATTTCGGCAACCTGTTCGCTGGTCAGCTTCGCCTTCTGATGCGATGCGCCGACCCGGCAGCCGCTGGGCGACCTTGCGATCTCGCTCATAATTCGTCGTCCCGGCAGATAGCCTCTGCCCACTTGATCGGCGACGAGCAGCGGATAACCTTGTTGATGACCGGGCGACAGGCGATCCGGACCTTATCGCGCACTGAGTAAGCTGAAGCCTTGATGGCCGCGTCGGTCCAGTGAATCCGGTAGGCGAGCAGCAAGATCAGAATTGCGTCCAGCATCGTTAATTGGTGGCTGGTATTGGGCATGGTCATGGGTGATACCGCTCGCTGGCAGTTGGTGCTGGATGAGGCGCGCACGATGTCGCACCCCTGATCGGAGTCGCATTACTTGCGCGTCCCTTTGAATCGAATCTGGAAGGTGTCGACCAGGCGCGTCATCTTGTGCCAGCCGATTTTAAGGTGGGCGCCGGCCTGTCGCTTCGACACTCCAATCTCAGCCATCGCACGAAGCCGTTCGACCAGCGCCTTGTCCTCTTCCGGGTCGATGATGTAGACACCCTTCTTCCCCGAGGCGCGCCCTGCGCCGGACTTGAGGTTGATACCGAACTGCTTGCAGATCTTCGTCACACGGTCTTGAGAAATGCCAAGGTGCTTCGCCATGTCCAGCTTGATCATCGTCACGCTCAGCGTCCGGATCTGATCGGCCATCTGTCGTAGCTCGATCTCTTCCTGCGTCAGCCGAGGCTCGATGCGTGGGGGTAGAGGCTTGAATTCGAAGGTTTGCAGCACGTCGATTTTGCCGCCAGATCGCAGGAACGCTTCTTGCGCAGAGGCCAGTGTCGATCGGTCAATAATTCGGAGGTCGTTGTATTGGTTCATTTGGCACCCAAAGGAAAGGGCGCTCATGGCGCCCTTTTGGTCGGTTACTTGGTGGTTATTTGGTCAGCGCCTTGCGCAGGTACGGGTCAACGTCGGCCTGGCCGAGCAGCCAGCGCTTATAGTCGGACGGGATGTCGGCGATTTTCGATCCGGCGTGCTTACCGAAGCGGATCACGGTCGGAATGCGCGCCTCTTCGGAAATCATCCAGAGGTCTTCGAAGCTGAAAACCGCTGCGCCGTTGCGGGCGGCCAGTTCTTCCAGGATCTTGACCAGAAGCCGGCGGCAGTTGTGCACGTCGTCGAGTGCGGCGTGAGCGTTCTGCAAGAGTCCGCGTGCATGCTCCCGATAGTGCAGGTAGATCATCGCCGACTGACTGTGCGAGTCAGCGTCCGGCCAGAGCGAGCGGCTCAGCGCCTGGGTGCAGATCCGCTTCACGTCGGGCTGGCCGATCACGCCCCAGTCATAGTCGACGTTGTGGCCGATGATGTAGATGGTGCCGGCAGGAAGGGCGAATTCGGTGTGCGGCGGGCAGTCGACCAGTTCTTCGTCGTAGATATGGCTGGTGGCCAGCGCGCCCAGCTCGATCGGCTTGTCCGCCTTGTAGCGCTGCAGGAATTCTTCGACGACTTCCAGGGTTTGGATGTCGGCGAGTTTGAGATAGGCGCCTTCGACCATTTGCGGGTCTTTCAGGCCGGTGGTTTCCGAGTCGAAAATAATTGCTGTCATGCGTTACCCCTGATTTCATTTTGGTTGTGAGCCGCCAGGCGATGGCCCGGCGGGTTGTTGCTATGCGGCGCGACGATCAATCAAACGGGATGTCGTCGAATTCGTAGTGCGGCTCATCTTGGGTGTGGCTGTTCTGGTAGCTCGTCGACTGAGTAGGCTGGTTGCGCAGTTTGCGAACAGGGTTCTTCGCGATGAACGCCATGAAGCCGCCGAGGGACGATGCCTTAGTCTGTTTGGACAGGATTTCAGCGGCCATCAGTTCGGTGCCGTACTCGAACGGGGCAGCAATGATCATCCGCTCGCCGACATCACCATTCTGCTTCTGGTATTCCTCCTGCTGGAGAACCAAGCCAAGCTTCTTGCCCTTCAGCTCAATTGCGCATTCTTTCTGTTTGGGCACCATGACCTTCTGGTCGTAGTCGTAAAGCTCAATGGTTTCCTGCTTCCAGTTCAGCGTCTTGACCTTGGCGCAGGTCATCAGGGCGTTGAGCTGCTTGTACCCGGCCAGGGTTTCGCCGCTGCTGTTGTGGGTGTACAGGTTCAGCGGCCCGCATTCCTGGCCGTTGTCGCCAATGAACATCAGGTTCACGCTTTCGGTGCCTTTCGGGTTCTTTTCGTAGAACGCCGAAGTGATGGTGCCCATGTACTTGCCGGTTTCCGTGATGCGCTTTCCACCAGTGTTAGCGTCTTTAGCTGCCTGGGTGTCAAGGTTGTATGTGCGTGCCATGTGAGTGCCTCCAAGGGCCTAGTTTCGATTGGGTTGTGTCAGTGCTTTTTCAATGGTGAAGCCGTAGGTGTAAACCCTGCTTCGGATGGTGCTGGTATTGAGCTCGAGCCTTTCGCAGTGCTCGGGCAGTGTTGCGGTGATGCCTTCGAACTCGAATAGCCTGGTGTTTCGCTTATTCCTGCCCTGTTGCGTGCCAGTCTCCCAGCTGCAATTCCCCGGCTCGTAGTTGCCGTCGTTGTCCTCCCGGCCCAAGGTTGTGCCTTGCGGTCGCTCGCCCATGTCGGCCAGGAAAGTCGCGAATTCGCGCCAAGGTTCGTGGACGGTTATGCCCCTGCCGCCATAGTCCGGGTACTTGTGGTTTGAGGGGCTGGTGCAGCGGGTCAGCATTGACGACCAGGACCGGTACGTCGGCGTGCCATACATGGCGTGCTTGGTCTTGGCTTCGGTCGTCACTACCGATCGGAGGCATCCGCAGCTTTTCGTGTGACCGCTCCGAAGGTTGCCAAGCGTCTTGATGCACTCGGAGCCGCAGTCACACATGCAGCGCCACAGGGCTTGGCTTCCTTTCCTGCCGGCCCGCTCAACGACCGAGAGCAGGCCGAACCTTTGCCCGGTCAGATCGAGAGGCCTCATGCGTGGACCTCCATCCCGTAGAACTCACCGATCAGCTCGTCGACCTGAGCAAGATCGTTCTCGATGAGTCGATCCTCGAACATGCCGATGGGGCTCTTGCAGCAGTCCTGGCCATTCGTTTGTGTGCTGAACTGGTAGTGCCCGTTGTTGACTTCGGTCCTGAGCACGATCGTGAAGAAGCCTTCAGGTACCAGCGTCTGGTCGACCATTTTCCCCACCGTTTTCATTCGGACGTTTCCGAAGTCGTCGGTCTGCGTGTGAGCCAGGATGTAAACCCGGCGATGGTCGGCCAGGTCGCCGGCGGCGTTGAAGATGTTCCAGGCGTTCTTGCCGATGTCGGAAAACTTCGCGTAGCCGGTTTCACTGCTCCGGGTCATCAGCTCGTTGACCATTACCGCTTGGTAATCGTCGATCACGACCACCTCATGGGGTGAGCTGCGCATGATCTTTTCAATCATGGCCGGGTTGTCTGTTCGAATTACATTGCCCGCGTCCTTCATGGTTGCGCGAACCTTCCAGCCTTCTGCCTTGAACGGCAGTGGCTTCTTGATGCACTGGATTACCAGCGTCTTTTTTGGGTCGAAGTTGCGAAGGCTGGTTGATTTGCCGCTGCCTGAGTTGCCTAAAATTAGAGTCGCGATGCTCATTTGCTCTGCCTCAAATTGGCTGGTTATCCCACTGGCGCTCAATTTTCAGCGCCTCGTCTTCGTACTCTCTGCGCTCATCGCCCTGGAACTGCTCAGGGTCGAACGCGCCTACCGTCATCCAGTCGAGCTGGGCGGTCAGTCGTGGTGTGTTCATGCCGGCTCTACCTCGGAAGGGAGGGACCAAAGGCACCGCTCCGCATCAACGCCGAATTCGACGCCATCAGCGTGCCCCGACTCCCAATCAATCGACTGCGAGTAAGAGCAGGTCCATTCGTAAACTCCAGGCGCCATATCCCCTACTTCGAACGGCAGCCCGATTTCCTCGGCGCTTTGTCCGCACTCGAAGAACGCCCAGTGGATATTTGGCGCCTTAAGGATCGTTACGAACCCCAAGGCATCGACCGCGACAATCCATTTGGAGCCGTTTGGGGATTCGAAGGTCTCGTCATCGGGGGTTTCCGATGCGGCCGTATCAATAGTCAGTTCAAGCATTTGAATGCTCCCGATTAATAGGCGGCGGCGTACGTCGATGGTCCTTTGCAAGAGACCGTTTAAGTTAAATCGGCGCGACCAGATCAGCCAGCGCGATGATTGTGAGAAGGAAAAGCCACGGCGATACGCCGATGAGCGAGCCGGTCCAGATCAGCCGGCGGCGCTTTGATTGGCGGGCGGTCATGTCTTCACCTCGTTGTATCCAAAGAAGTCGCCGATCTGCTCGACTGCCGCATTAATCCGCACCTGGGCGGCCTTGCGTTCGGCCAGGCGGATCGCTTCCCGCTCACTGCTCCGGGCGGCGCTCGCCTCGTAGTCGTGAAAGAAGTCGGCCGGTGCAGCCTTGGGCCTGCCGTATGCGTCGTATCGCCTATCCCATTCACGGGCCTGGGCGCTGTCTGCGTAGCTGGTGCTCATTGCTCGGCCCTCAGCAGCTGGTCTCCGATGATGCGCAGGCGGTTGCGGATGCGGGCGCCTTGGGCGTTGATCTCTTTGCGCTCATCGAGCAGCTTGGCCATGGCTCGAAAGCCGCCCTCATCTTCCTCGGTCCAGGTGTCGTCGTAGGTCTGAACCTCGCTGACGGCGTGATGCCAGCCATGCCACACGATGCAGCATTCGTTTTCATGGGTCTCGCCGCTCATGTACCTGTTGCGAAATGGCTTCAGGTCGATGAATTCTTCGGCGGTCGCATGCTGCTCGCGGATGGCCTGGGCATTCTTTCGCCATGCTTCCCGGTGGCGGGAATAGGCCTTGGCCAGCTCGCGCAACTTATCATCAGTCGTCTGCGTCATGGCCGCGCTCGCACGGCAATCCTGTTGCCTTTCTGCGTGGCTGAGAGCTTGACGGTCAGGTCGCACACCTTGAAGTCCGGCGACTTGCCGATCACCTGGTAGAACGGGATGCCGTGCGCAATGATGGCCAGGCCGCGCTCGATCTCTTCGAGCTGTTCGTCGATCAGTGATTTAACCGGTGCGGTAGTCATGCGTGCATCCTCTCGGTGGCGCTGCAAAGGCGGGAGACGCGAGCGCTTCGGGCCGCCGTGAGAGTGCTGTTCATCTGGCTTGATTCGTTGTGGTCGATGTCGCCGCTCCAGAGTGCGTAGGAGACAAAGCCCTGCAGGTAATTCAGTTCCGACTCGCTGCCAACCAGGTCGCCGGCGGGCATTGCGTGGATACGTTTCAATCGTTCATCGAAAACCGCTCTCGCTGTGGAGTTGAACATTTCAGTTTCCCTCGGTGACGTGGAAGAGACCGCTAATTTTCTGCTTTAAAGGCGGCTGTGATGGCGGAAGGTGCGAGTCTGGCCGCTGCCTGGAATCCGCTGGCGCGCCTGGCGTGCAACTCGCTCGCTCGGATAGGTGGCAGACCCGCCCATCTTCCCGGTGACGAACAGCCCGCGAAGGCTGATCACATTCATTTCAAAGTCCTCGCCCTGTAGGGCCATCCCTGTTTCATTGTTCATGTGCTTGCACCCCTGCTTGCGTTGGTAGTTAGTTTCCCGCTGCCGACTCATCGAATCGGCACTGGTGAAAGGGTCCAGGCCGCGCTACTGGCGACCGGCCTGGCTTGTTGCGTCATCGGTGTTGCCGGTTGCCCGCTGCTGATTGCAGGGCCTGGCGCGTCTGTCATTGGTTGGCATCGGGGCTTCCTGCATCCAGTTCGATCAGCGTTACTGGATGGTCATTGGTCAATACAACATGCGGCGTACAGCCCCTGGCGCCCGGTAAGTAGGCACACCGCATGAGGTCCGGCGCCCCTCATAGCCGAAGCTCGGGACGCTAATTTGTTGCAATCATCAAGCTACCGAGGCCGGTACAGCTATGCTCAGGGAGGTTCCTACCTATGAGCATGCCAGCGGCCTTTCCCGCTTGATGTTGTGTTGCGCAGATTGTGTAAAGAGCGGTTCGTTTCTGGTCTCTTGCAAGGGACCGTCTCGATGGATTGAACTGTACCCCCGAGGTACGAGTCTGTAAAGGGCTTGCTGTGAATATTTTTTTACTTGCCAGCCCCTCTATAGGGACTAAACTGAGCATGGTGTCGTTGAAAGCCGTGTACCCCGAAGGTACAATAAGGCTATCAACTGGCAAGAGGTCGCTGTATGGAAAAGATGTCTCTGAAAGAGTTCGTCGCCCAGGTGGGACCTGCCCAGGCAGCAAGAATGCTGGGCATGAGTCACCCGCCGCTTATCCGGGCGGCAGCGTCAGATAGAAAGATATTCATCACATTACTGCCAGGCGGAAAGGTGGAAGGGACAGAGCTTAGCGACTTCCCTCCGGCAAAAAAGAAAGCAGCACCAGACTGATAATCGTAAAACCAAGGGGTTGATATGGCATACGTACCAGAAGAACTGATGCACGAAAAACAGATAAAGGTCCGACTCGTCGACAGCGAGTATCAAGAGTGGAAGGAAATGGCTCACGCGGAAGGTCAGCTGCACAGCGTCATGGCCAGAATCGCCATGCGGGCCATTCTCGAAGAGTACCGCAGGACCGGTGAGCTCCCCGAGTTCATCGCCAAACAGCGCGCATAACATTCACTAAATTTTTGGGGTGACCGCTTTGACCAAGGATGAATTTGTAGAGTTTGCCGGCGATGAGTTCGCCGTCGTTGTAGTAGTCGCTGCAGTCCACGGCCTGACCAGGCTTTACCGGGTCGAGGCGGTTATGCCTTCAGTGCGTTCGATCAGCAAGGGAATGAATCCATGACCAGGGAAGAATATTTTCA